CTGCAATTTAATATTTGAAAAATTGGCATTTTTGAATCCTAGCTTTGAAAGAGACAACTGTTCGCCTGTGGACAAGTTAGGAAATCGATATCCGGCTCTGAGCAGAATTTTGTAGAGTTCATTGGTTGGGTCTTCAGTAGGATCCGCAGGGGCGACCATTGTCACGGTAATTGGATCCCAAGTTACACGACCAGGGAACTTAAAATTATAATCAAAGTAACTGTGTTCAACCACCGAAACATTAGCCTTTGGCAACATTGCGGTTTTTACATAGTAGTACTTTAAGGCTTCGGTGCCGAAGTACATCCTAAATCGGTATTTTCTTTTAGGGTCTACTGTTTGTTTTGCCCAGGAAACTACGCTCATTTTTTGTTTTCTCCTTTATTATATAGTTGATCAACCTATTTTTTAGTCGTCAAAACTCGCTCCGCTGCTCTCAACTACAAAGTCAATGGCAAAGAACTCGACGGCCCTAGTTGGTTTGACTAACAACTTAGCATAGATTATGTTTTGATCAACTAAATCCGGGGTAGTTGTTGTCTCGTCTAAGACAAGTCTAAATTCTTCGATACCAAACCTTGCTTGAACATCTTTCAATACTGCCTCCGCTTGGGAACGGAAAGAGTTCCAAGTTATGAGAGTGTTTGGATCAAACAACAATCTTGAGGCAATGAATGAAATTTCACGCTTCAAGTAAATCATCAAACGACGAACGTTGATGCGATCAAGCGCCGAGCGTGTTTGCTGAAGGGTTTTCTGCCCGAAGACAACAATTCCCTCAGCCGGGAACTTGGCGATAGGATTAACATTCGCATCATAGAGATCATCACGTTGATCTTGCGTGTACTTTCTCGACACATCAAGAATTGTAATACCAGCAGCACCCTCAGTAAGTCCACCTCGGGTAAATCCTGCCGGCGCAAACCACGGACCCTGAACCCTGTCTGTGTTGGATAACACGCCCAAGGCCGCAACCGAAGGAGGAGCCCAAAGGGTTCTGTTTGCAATACTGTCTCTGATTAAGACCCAAGGTGCATACGTCGCAGCGTAGCTATTATTAATATTACGGTCTTTTAGAGTATCAACTATTTGAGTTACAGTAGCTGCATTATTTGCGGTAACACTTTGTGTGTTTTCCGTGTTAGGCGTATAGACGTTATCAATGTCTATAATAGCCATTGAATCCGATCGATCCTCAGTGACACTTATCAAATGATCTGTCACATTGTTCTGGATAATTCCAGGCATTGTGATTAGATTATATTGTGAGTCTTCGGTATCCGAAACAATATTAATCGCTCTGCGAAGTGTGTGAAGCTGATACGATGCTTTTTCATTAGTCGCAGTGCTAAAAGCCGAGTTTCTAAACGGGTCTTTTTCTGTGACGTTAAAGCCATCAAATCCACCGTGAAGAAGGGTAGTAAACCTATCCAACCCAGCATCAAGCGCTGCGGAATATGAAGAGTTTAGTCTGGTGAGACTTTGATCGCCACCGGCTGCCCTACCTGAACCTGAAACAAACTCAAATCCTTCAGCGGCAGATCCGGAAATATCATCAATACTGAAGTGCCAAGCGATCACAAGTGGGTCGGTCGCAGCGCCGTCTTGATTCGGGCTCTCCTTTAGATCATGAGTTCCTGCGGGACTTGACTGAAGTCCGTTAACCCTTGGTCTAAGCATATCATAGATTCCGGCATTAAATGTCGTGTCTGAAGTGTTTCTACCAGTCCAAGCGCCCCAGTAAGTGTATTCAAGGTTCTTCGGCGAGCCCCAAGTGCCTTGCTTTCTAAGCGGAACAGACGGGAACACGATAGATCCAGTAAAACCGGTACCAAGCTCTGATGCGCCGAAGCCCATTCCACCCAAGACGCCAGGCGACGCATCGTCTCCAGCAGAACTGGAGTATGAACCAATAAATCCAAACTGTCCAGCAGGACCGCCATCAACCATCGATGCGACTGCACCTCGGGCTAGTGGCGCTGCCTCTTTTTCACCTGCTCTCGCTGTACCAGTGACAGAAAGAAGCCCAGCAGACCCACTAATAATCGATACTGATCGATAGGTCAGAGGACCGAAGACACCAAATGGCAGAAGCTCTGGGTTGGCAACGCCAGCCTCGACATCATCATCCATGACAACACGAATGTACTTAGACTTATTTCGGTATTGTCCATATTCTCTGTTACGTTTTTCGGTTGTGTCATACTCCATGAATCTATCACCGATTCTAGCAGCGATATAATTTGGAGAGGCAGGATTAAGATCAAGATTATCATACCTCTCTAAAACTTGAGGTTTTTCATCACTGTCTGTTATCTGGCGGATAACAACACTAAAAGTACCATACTGTTCAAAATCGCCTCGCTTTGCCTTAATTCTCTCAATAGAAATTTTAATTGTTCTCTGAACCCATTCACCAGGCGTCAAAGACTCAAAGCGGAAAAGCTTGGGTCTGTTAGTGGCATCAAAAGTTCCAGAATTATTAACAGTAGCGTGTGCTAGTTCCTGTGCAAAATAGAAGCCAGTCGTTGATTTCTGAGCGCCATAATTAAAGTCATTTCCGTCCTCACTGGTTGTCTCTTGGTTACGGAGAGGCAAAATAGCAGCAAAGGCTTTTTGTTCAGTGACGTTAGCGTTTGCGGCACTACCAGAGGGAACTAATTCACCAATAGAGGTTTGCCCTCTTGTGGCCAATGCAGTTTCAAATGATTCCCCAAGCCAGTAGGCACCACCTTGACTAGATGTCGCTGTTGATCTGCGAGTGATAGCGGTGTTTGTCACCGTGGGATTTGTGTTCAAGACCTTTCGAATAAAGTTATTCTTGTCTCTTTGTAAACTAACAACCACATTTTCCTCTGTTGCTTTTACTCCGTCTTTAGAGATGAATAGACTAATGTCGCCATTGTCTTCAGTCTCGTACAACTCACAAGCTGAGCCTGTCACCACACCATCGGCTCGGGTACCAGACATATAAACACGTCCTGCTGTGCAATAAAAAATAGCGGCTAGAGCGCCGGTCACAGCACTACCATTACCACCAGCCCGGTGAGTTGAACTGGATGGCCATAGGAAAAGACCGAAAGCACCACCGTTAGCCACTGTGGTATCAAGCGTCCCTGCTTTATATCCAGCCTCGCCGCCTGTGGTAACATTTGGATCTTGAACACCCACTGTACGCATAAAGGTAAGAGTGTTGTTGTTTCTTAACCAAGCCTGAGCAGCATAAGGAGCATAAGTCGGCCCCATTGTATTGCCAAACCGGGAGGCATCATCCGCCTCGCCGCCAGGTATTGGCTCACCAAACACATCAATAAATTCCGAAAAAGAGCTAACTGTTACGGGTTCCATCGCTGGTCCCTTTCGAGCACGCCCAATAACCATCGGTCCAACTTCTGCCGGGGTAGCCGGCAATTGACTGTTGTCTATTTCATCTACGAATACGCCTGGAGAAATAAACTTAAATTTACTTGTGGGGTTGTCCGCCATTTCTTTGTTCTCCTCATGAAGCTAACGAGTTAGTTTATAGTAACCTTTTTAAAAGCACGTTTGCTAGTAGTAAATAGTAAGACAAAGTTCCAAACTCCTTCTGTTTAGGGTCTGTACTTATCTTTTCTATTTGGATGAAATTCTGGTTGTTCACCAAGCGTTGATTTTTCCCTTGAAAACCTAATCTTTGCTGGGCTTTGGCGTTTGGCTATGATTGGAACGTCTGAATTGTCCTTGTCACCCACCAGATACCCTAAAACTTTTATTGTTATAGCAGATGTAAAAATTCTCTCAGTAAGATCAATACCATCAGACTTAAAATCAATTGTATAGCCTGGCTCTATCATCGCCTCGTATGAATTTAGATTGTGTTTAATATTAAAAACAGACCTACGTCCAGATATATTGTGAAAAACAGTCAAAATTTGGTTCATCTGTTGTTGGTACTCAGTTACTATATCAATATTATATGACATTTCAACATACGCTGGCTGTGGCACAAAAAGCGTCTCGTAAACAATATTTTCGTTCTTACCAGGGAACGTTTGTCTGTCTGCGTTTTGCCCACCGTCTGATTTTCTAATGGCGTTTGCGTTTGCAAACTTTTGGGTAGAGGATTTTTGTACTTGACGAGCAATTGGTATGGTCCCACCACGCATGTAGTAATCTTGTATTGGGAGTCCCTGGACGCCGTAAATACCTTTATTTGCCGGGTCTTGGTTTAGAGATGTTTTGTTGATTGTGATTAGAGGATACTTTAAAGTTCTCCCATTTGGTCTTAAAGTTGGATCATTTTTTATTTGATATGCTCTTTCACTGATAGAATACAAAACAGGAACTTTCTCAAAGCCCTCGTTTGTATCAACGAATATGTTTAGGTCGTCATTTATAAAATTATACAAGGCATAATCTATGTCTTCAATGGTTGACCCTGCTAAAGTGTACGAGCTACTAAGTTTAGTGTTTAATGGTGTTCTAATCGGCATTGAACAATCCTCTTCTTGCTTGCTTACCTACTAAAGTAACCTCCATTGCTGTCTCATCATTAGTAAAAGCGCTGTCTTGTCCAAAAATATATCTTGGCTCGAAAAGATCTACAATTTCAAAATACATGTCATCATATTGTAGGAAGTCTCCCAGGCGGGTAAACAGGTTTTGATCCTCTACAAGACGTCGTTTGTGTGTATGCACATTAATATTATACAGATTGTCAAACCCATATTTTTGTTGTACTCTATCTGATCCCACATACTCAACCAAAGCGTAAACTCTTACGGGAGGAAGAAAAGTTTTATTTATGGCTTCGCCATACAGGGGATGGAAGTTAGTTCTCTCAACATCAATCGGGTAATACAAAACTTGTTGCCCAACAATCTTTTCAACAAGCTCATCATTAATTTGTTTGACAAAGTTTCTTTCTGCTTTGCCGACAAATAATGGTGGTGGTGGAGATCCAGGCTGAGTCCAAGTGTTTTTCTTATTGGTCATTTACCTATCCCACATAAATACCGTGAGGTATGTTCTTAAAGACAGTGTTTATACTTTCTTGCATTGCGGCATCGCCTTCTGCAAGTTTACCGTACACCAACTCATCAAAGACAGTTTTCAACTCCTCCCTTAAGGCACTTTGTTCTTCTTTTGCCTCTGAAACTAAAGCTGGTCCGTTAAGCGTAACGTCGTTACCCGGTATGGGTATTGAACCCAGTTTAGATCGAACTTGCCCAAGCACTTCTTTGCACAACGACAAGGCATATCGACGTATCCACTGCTTTCCAATGCTATTTATATTTTTGTATGGTACATTTGGAAACGGCAGTGCGTTCATATTATTTACCCCGTCCGCACCATATTGACGATCCTCCTCCTCTTCAAAAGCATCCTCTGCTACTCTAAATTTAATCCAATACTGGTCTGGGTTAAGGCCATCCGGCGTTGGGAATATTCTCAATTTGTTATTGTTTATTTCATAAGAGTAGTGAGATGCTCTAACCTTCATATCTTGCTCATAAGCATACGCTTGAAGGGTGTTTTGCCAATTTGGAACAAGTTGAAAATAGGCATCATCAGCATACTGTCCATAGGTTGATAGATTTCCAACTGTCCCAACTGCATTGCCACCAAAAAATCTCCAAGACGCTCTAGGAGTGCGATAATAAACATCATGAATTGTCACGGAACTTGAGCCTATTTTATTATAAAATGGTTGACTTGCTGTCAATGATGCGCTATAAATTATGGCTTGTAAATCATAATCTTGTACATCTCTTGAAGCCGAAAAAGAAGCTGAGTACAGCGTCTGTGTAGCCCCTATCCCAGCGTGAACACCAACCCCTCTACCTATATGTGTGGCATACCCTAATTGAAATCTTGGGAATTTTAAATTAGCCGAGGTCGTATATGAACCACTTAGTTCACCATCTTGGTCAAAAGTTCCGGTTGTATTACCCAACATATCGGACAAAACGTTTTTGGCCTGGTGTGTGTTTACAATATATGAATACTCTAGACACGCCTCCTCGTAGGCGTTATAAACATTGTCGGGCTGTATTTCTAGGTCCAGAACATTGCCCCCGAGCTTGTTGTAGACATAAGTTACTTGGTCAACTGCACCACTAATGAAGTTTGTATCATCACTATAAATACCATAAGCTAAAGCACCAGCGACATCACTATGTGTCCCTGTTGATGGTAGAACCAGAGCACTTGTTTGGCTAGATGGTTGTAAGTTTACAGGCATTAATTAATCCTCATTTTGAATTTTAAGACACTCGGTCTTTATAAGTAGTTTTACATAGCGTATAAAAACAAAAAACCTCGCCACAAGGACGAGGTTCTCTGCGTTGTTATTCAACCTTAAGGTTAATTAGCCATTAAGATCGTAACAAACAACAAGACCGTACATATCAGGCCTCACCATCTTCTTGGCATAGCGAGTCATGACGCCCTTGCGGGGCACGAAATCTTCTGTGCCAAAGATGGTCGGCGTGACTTGCAGCGGAACATAAGGAGCATACACATAGCCACTCTCAAGGAAGCTATTACCCTTACGTCCAACCAAAATCACGTTACGGATGAAGTACGGATCAACGTAGATATCCATCTTACGGCTCAGCGAGCCAACGTTGACAGCACCCCACGATCCCTGATCATCATCGGGTTTAACACTAGCCTTGAATCCAGCAGTGAACTCAAGAAGGCTAGCAACTTCTGGCGAGCAAACAATAAAGTTAGCGCCACCACGAAGTGTCTTACGGTGCATACGAGCACTGAGATCATTAATGGTCTCAAGAAGGGTCTCGTACCATTCCGACACGGTGCCTGTAAAATCAGGAGCACCATTACTCACGGTAATAAGATCTCCGGTGTTGCGGTCAAGGAACTTACCAGGGCGACGGCTCCAGTAAAGTGTGTCAGCGGATGCACCAGCGACCAGATCCGAAAGGATCTCTTGATCAATTTCAAGAGCGATCTGCTCGGAGAGAATGCTTGTCAACTCAACTTCAGCGTCGAGGTTGTGATAAGCGTTCAAGTCCTGAGCAAGCTCGGGGCTCCACTTAGCCTTGAGCTTCTTGGTGACCGCTGTGACAGCGGTGCTGTCCACCTTGATATCGATCTCTGGGATCTGTTGATTTGTTTCAAGTCCCCAACCTTGGTTGTCATTTCCACCCTTAAGCGCTCCAAAAGGATCGCCGGAAGCAACAAACTCGTCAGTCTTCGGAAAGCGAACCGTACCACCAGAGGTTCCGTTGATCTTATCTCCCATAATGGACTCAGACAGCGCAACAGGGGTGACAGCAGCGTTACGGCTGACACCAACAAACAACACTTTGTCCGTCGAAGAACCAGAGAACTGGGTCAAGCGACGAGCGTGGTATGCTCCACCGTTGGTGTCCTCATCAGGACCAGCGGCAAGATTACCGGCACCGTTAGTACCCGAAACCACGAAAGCAGCAAGGTTGTCAAAATTGGCACCATCAGTACTTGCAAAGGTATACTCAGCAATAACGTAAGTCGAAGTACCCGAGATCAGATCTGGGTCACGACGAAGAGTCTTGACATCAGCCGAGGATTCGTTCGCACCGAACGTACCCGAAGAAATAACTGTCAAACCAGTGACCGATCCAGTTGGGCTCGAAAACCCGTTGCCAAGGTCGTAGAAGCTCTTTTGTCCAGCGGCATCATCCAAGTTGGCACCACTAAGAATTTGAACACCCACACGTCCTTGTCCATAAATGGACTCGTCACCAGTGTATCCGAGACGGTGGAACGAACCACTGTTATCGGAAGCGCCCATAGCGCTATCAGGACTATAAACAAAGTCCATGAAGAAGATGAGTCCACTTGGGAGGCTCATCGGTTGCACGGAAACGAGGTCCTGTGCGAGTAACCCACCGAATACACGGCGTACAATTGGGAATGCAACAGAAGCGAATCCTTCGACGTCTCCAGCTTGCATGGTTGTGCTTTCTTTGAGAAGTTGAGCAGCTTGGTTCTCTAAAAGGCGAGCCATAGTCGAGCGACCATTGTCGTCGAGACCCTCCAAGAGACCTGTTTTGGCCCACTTATCAAGAAGAGCTTCACCCTCACGAGCGAGAGAACGTTGTCTGATTCCTTCAGTTAATGTTTCAACTACAGACATTTTTTTTCTCCTTGTTCATCTGTTACTTGTTGTCAATACCTGCTAGAGTAGCCCAGCGATTCAAAACCGGATTACTATTTTCGGTAGTTTCAGTCTTGCGACTTCCACCCAGAATAACTGAGGATCTTTTTGATACTGCTTCAGACAACGATTGTGGGGCTTTTCTAGACGAGCTACCCGCCATTGTCTTTTGAAGGGCTTCAAAAATTACCTTCGCTTCTTTTACCGATTGTGCGTCCGAGACCATCTCAACAATTTTATTTTTTTGCTGCTCATTCAGTGAGGTGTCTTGTAAAACACGGTTGGTATACAACAACCTTGAGTTAGAGAGGTTTACCTCTTCTAACCTATTTTTAGCTTGTGCTAAAATATTTCTTAACTTTTTGTTTTCTTTTGTAAGAGATTCGTTTTTCATTTCAAGACGGCTTGTCTGTTGCTTAAGACCTTCAAGATCTTCTTTATCAACACCATCGTTGGCGACTGTTGCAACATAAACATCTTCCTCAGCCTCAGCCTCCGCTACTTCCTCTTCATCGTAGGACTCAACCATCTCTTGATCTTCTTTATTGATGTCAACAGTAAGCATTTCTTTAAACATTTCGACTAATTCGTCTTCATTAATGTCAACTTCGTCATCTCGATTACCTGGCATTCCTGGCAGAGGATCTCCACTATCAATGTCAGTATCAAGACCCACTTCATCAGCCAATTCCTGGCGATCCAGTTCAAAATCAGTCTCTTCAGGATCTTCCTCCGATTCAGCAGCCGCAATAATTTGGTCTAAATCAACAACTACGACATCATCGTCCTCAACCTCTGGGTCGTGAGCCATAGGAATGTCAAGCTCAATCTCGGC